GGCAATGGATAAAATAAGGAGAGACTGAAATGATTTGGTATCGTGTACAAGTTGGTGCTTATGCATTTCCTAAATCTGCTGAACGGGTTAAGATTGACCTGATTGAGAAAGGATTCAAGCCTGCGATTGTCAGAGAAGAACTTCTTTATAAGGTAAGAGTCGGCTCTTTCCAGGACAAGAAGAAAGCCGAGAAGCAGCTCGCAAGAGTTAAGAAGTATAAGGAATACAGTAAGGCAAAGATCTTTGAGTGGAACGATGGAAAGGATCTGCCTATTATTGATATTTCTGGATCCGGTCCTGGCGTAGCTTATGACTATCATCCTATAATTGATCTTGTGTGTATCTGGCATACCGAGACACATGAAGATATGTATGGTGACGCTCAGGTCTTTATCGAGTACGACAGGTGGGGTACTGATATTGTTCACACCGTACTTGTCGATACCGGTATGTATGGATCAGATACTATTAAGAAGCTTAAGAAGCTTGGAATTAAGACTCTGGATGCCATAGTGATCTCTCATGCTCACGGTGATCACTATGGATATTTGGATGAGATCATGAAGCAGTTCAAGGTTGGTCATCTGTATCTGCCTTGCATCGATGGTCTTAAGAAGTATCAGCCCGCTTATGCTAAAGCTCTTGAGAACAAGGAGAAGAAGGCTAAAGCTATGGATATTCCTGTGACCTATCTGAAAGGTGGAGATCACTTCGAAGTAGGTCGTATTGAGTGTGATTGCGTCTTCCAGGTTCCTGCTGATAAGTTGAAGGAGCATGACGACCATCACTTCGTCAACAACCAGTCTATCATTACCATGTTTACTCTGGATGGTGTTGGTAAGGCTCTGCTGACTGGTGATCTGTCGAATCCTGGCAATAATATTGTTATGGAGTATTATAAGAACTGGAAAGTAGCTCTGCAGGCTGACGTTGCTAAGTGTCCTTGGCACGCTGATAAGGATGGTCTGAGTGTTGCGTGGATTGCTTTCATTGGTGCTATCTCCTGGTACTGGAACTACCATAGCGCTAAGAATCGTGGTGATCGTAACAAGACTACGCAGAAGCTCATCGATGCTGGTGTGAAGGCTGAACGGATCACAAGAAACTTTGAGGATGGTGATATCAAGTACAGCTTCTGCAACGGTCTTTGGACTGTCAGTGGCAGTAAACACGGTATACTGTTTGCGTTCAATTCGAGGTTTAAAAGCGCTTGATATTCTATATCTATACGCGTCTTTTACAGCTCCTTTAATGGACAATAGTGTCCAGGTTTAGAAAGGAGACGATATGAAAAAAGTAAGAGCAGCTTTGGGATTCGTTGTTTGCGGATTCATCGGTATTTTATCACAGATAGTTCTGGCAGCAGCAACTATAACAAATTCAACGCTTCTGTTGAAACTCGCAGCAAATGTGTGGTTTGACGGAGTGGATGAATATTTGTATTGTTGCAGTCTTATCGGAGCAAAACCTGATGAGAGACTCGATGAATTATACACAGCTATTAAAGAAGCATGCAAGGAACTTTAAACCCTTGATATTTGGGGTCAGGTGGGCTTCGGCTCACACTGGCCCTTTTCTTTTTGCTAAGGAGGTTGGCTTTGAGTAGTGGGAAAAAGAGAGGTAGACCTAAAAGTTACATGGATGCATACGACGGAAGACTGATAGTTAGAATGTCAAAAGATGACATTGATATTCTTGATCTGATTTCCAAAAAGAAGAATAAGACAAAAAGTGAGCTTGTGAGGAACGCCATTATTAAGCTAATAAATGACGAAACAAGCGATTTTTTGTATGACGTTAAATAATTTTTGTATGACGTTAATTCGGGTTATTTTGGTCAAAAACATGAATTTTTGTATGACGTTAATTCGATTTTTGGACGTTTGGACGTTTTGTGGACGTTTTTTCGGTTCAATAAAAATGAATATTTGTCATACAAAAATAGAAAAACGTCATAAAATTGTCGAAAAAACGTCTATTTTTGGCCATTTTTGGGTGTTTTTGAGCCATTTTTGGCCTTTTTGAATTTTTGTATGACGTTAATGGACGTTTGGTCGTTTTATTTTTTAACTTTTTTTAAAAATTAAAAAATTATATATAAATGTTGAAAAATTTTATGTCAAAACGACCATTTTACGTCATACAAAAAATACCCGACCTCTCACGCCAAGTCAAAGCACTCTTTTATATTTCACGCACAAAAAACATGCCCTTTTATGAGAGAAGAAGAATTAATGCGTGTGATTTGCAACTTCTTCTTCCTTTTGTTTTCTGGATATTTAGAAAGGAGAATGTAATGGCCGGAAAACTTGAAAGGGATTTCCAAGCAGGACTAATCAAAGAACTTAAAGCACGGTTTCCTGGCAGCATCGTAACGAAGCTTGATTCGTCCCACATACAAGGCATACCTGATCTATTGATATTATACAAAGATCGTTGGGCTACGCTTGAATGTAAGGAGAATTCAAAAGCAGCACACAGACCAAACCAGGATCACTATGTTGACACAATGAACGAGATGTCTTTCTCAAGATTTATATTTCCAGAAAACAAAGAGGAGGTTCTGAATGATCTTCAACAAGCATTCGAATCTTGAAGGACAACATGCTTTTCTGGGAGCCAGTAAGTTTCACTGGATTAACTACGATGAAGACAAAATAGCTGAAGCTTATACAAGAGCTTTGGCCGCACAACGAGGTGTTGAGCTACACGCCTTTGCCGCTCAATGCATCAAACTTCGTCAAAGACTCCCTAAGTCCAACAAGACGCTAAACACATATGTTAATGATGCTATAGGTCTTCGCATGACACCAGAACAGATTTTATATTATTCACAAAACTGTTTTGGTACTGCAGATGCTATAGCATTTAACAAAGGATTACTCCGCATTCACGATCTTAAGACAGGTGTGACACCAGCGCACTTGGAACAGCTGATTGTGTATGCGGCTTTATTTTGTCTTGAATACGGTGTGAAGCCTGGAGAGATTGAGTATGAGCTTAGGCTCTATCAGTCGAACGAGATAATCGTCTCCAATCCTACTGTGGAAGATATTGCACCAGTTATGGACAAAATCGTTACTTTTGATCGAATCATCAATGATATTCGTAGAGAGGAATTGTCATGAACTTATCCCTTGATATTTATACGGAAGAAGAACTTGAAGAGCTTGAGCACTCCGGTAAAGCACATGACGAGAACCCTCCTGGACGAGGATCGGGTAGATTCGGTTGGGGCACCGGTAAGAATGCATATCAGCACTATCGCGACTGGCTCACACGTGTTAACCGTGAGCGTATTGAAAATGAGCCTTTTACGGATGAAAACGGTAAGACATATTACGGCGACACTGCAATAGCTAAACGCATGAAGATGAGTACGACTGAGTTTCGTACCGCTCTTGAGATTGCTAATGAAGAGACACGTGCGGTTGATGCTGAGACAGCCAAAAAACTTAGATACAACGACGATGGATCTGTGAGAATGTCTCTTGATAAAGTCGCTAAAGAGATGGGCTATAAGAACGACAGCTCTGTAAGAGCGCTTCTTAACGAGGCCGTTGCAGAACGTAAATCACAGTCTAAGCTTATAGCAGATCAGATCAAAGATCTTGTAGACAAGAACGGTTTGTATGACGTTGGATCTGACGCAGCAATGGCTCTTAATATTTCAGAGACCAAACTGAAACAGGCTTTGTACAGACTTAAGCTTGAGGGTTATGAGATCTATGGTCGTGGATATTCTCAGGTCACCAATCCTGGTCAGCAGACAAACACTCAGATCATTGCTCCTCCTGGTACACCCTACAAAGATATTTACAATAATGAAATTCACTTCTTTCAGAACGAGAACGTGATGGCTACTGCTGATGGTACAGCTCTTAAGAAAGCTTTTGAGTATCCTGCTAGTTTTGATTCTAAACGCCTCATGATTCGTTACGCTGAACAAGGCGGTAAGGACATGGATGGTGTTGTTGAGATCAGACGAGGCGTGGACGACTGTTCTCTTAAGAATGATGCTGGTACTGATTCGAACTATGCACAGGTTCGTGTTCTTGTTGATGGTACTCATTATATTAAGGGTATGGCTGTATATTCTGACGGTAAGGGTTGGCCTCCTGGTGTTGACATGGTGTTTAACACCAACAAGTCGGTCGGCACACCAATGCTTGGACCTAAAGATAATACTGTTCTTAAACCTATCAAGAAAGATAGCGAAAACCCTTTTGGCACATTGATCAAAGATCATGAGCGTGGTGGACAGTCCTATTGGACTGATGAGAACGGAGAGAAGCATCTTCGAGTGATTAACAAGAAGAGTGATGAAGGTGACTGGGACGAATGGTCCAAGAAGTTGCCTGCTCAATTCCTTTCTAAACAGCCTATCAAATTGGTTAACGATCAGCTAGCTGTTAGTATCGCCGATCGTAAAGCCGAATTCGAATCTATCAAAGCTCTCACGAATCCTACGATTAAGAGAGAACTTCTTTCTTCTTTTGCTGATGACTGCGATACGACAGCCAGCAAGCTTAAAGCATCTCCTCTACCTGGTCAGCGTTATCAGGTTATTCTCCCTCTTCGTACAATTAAAGATAGTGAAGTCTATGCACCCAACTTCAAAGACGGTACAAAGCTTTGGCTTGTTCGTTTCCCTCATGAAGGAACATTCCAGATCGCAGAGTGTAAGGTAAACAACAAGCAGCCTGAAGGTAAGAAAGTCATTACTGCCAGCGCAAGAGATGCTATTGGTATCAGTGCTAAGACTGCTGAGAAAATGTCAGGTGCTGACTTCGACGGCGATACTGTTCTGTGCATTCCTAGTAACGGCAAGTTTAAGATCGAGAGTAAGCCGATGCTTAAAGATCTTACTGACTTCGACGCTAAGATTCAGTATGGTCCTGCGTCTGCTGGTGGTAGGGCTTACAAACACCTTACCAAGGAAGCAACCCAGGGTGAAATGGGTAAGATCAGTAATCTTATTACTGACATGACTGTTAATGGTGCCAGTCCTAGTGAGTTGGCTCGTGCTGTTAAGTATAGCATGACAGTTATTGATGCTGACAAACATAACCTTGACTATCAGCGCTGCTTTAAAGAGCAGAACATTAAAGAACTCAAGGATAAGTACCAGGGTAGATACAATGAAAACGGCAGGTGGTCTACTGCAGCAGCTACTCTTATTACCAGGGCAAATGGAGATGCCACGGTATTAAAGAGGCAGGGATCCCCCCGTATTAATCAGAAGGGTAAGCCCTGGTATGATCCTAGCAAACCAGAGGGTGCACAGATCTTTAAGGTGGCGGATGATCTCACCTATGAGGAGAAAAAGAAGAAGGTGGATCCCGTTACTGGCGAGACTGTGTGGGAAGCTACTGGTAAGATTAAGACCAGGACACAGAAGAGTACACAGATGCGTGAGACTGATGACGCACGCAATCTCATCTCACCCCTGAACTCCCCCGTTGAAAGGGCCTATGCTAATTATGCTAATACATTAAAAGCTATGGCAAACGAGGCACGAAAGGAACAAGTGTATGCTGGTACACTCAAGCGCAACCCTACTGCAGCCAAGACCTACGCCCCCGAGGTCAAGAGGCTGGAGGATCAGTTGGGGGTGGCTCTTGCAAATCAGCCTAAAGAGAAGCAAGCACAATACATAGCAGGATGCAGACTTAAAGTATTGAAAGCTGAGTATCCTAACTTGGAAAAGAAAGAGGTTAAGAAGAAAGCAGATCAGTATCTTAAAGACGCACGCCTGCAGGTAGGAGCTAAGCGTCATCCTATTACTATAACCGAGCGTGAGTGGGAGGCTATACAATCCGGGGCCATCTCCGACAACAAGTTATCCCAGATACTTAGGTATGCTGATAAGGATCGTGTCAGAGAACTTGCTACACCCAGGGAACAGAAGGGGCTTAGTACCAGTAAGAAGGCCAGGATCAAGAGTTTGTCAAGAACATATACTGCATCGCAGATTGCCGATCAATTTGGTGTTTCTGTATCTACTATCTATAATATACTTAAAGAATAAGTAGTTAGTTTACTATGTGAGGAAAAAGAAATGAATATTGCAGTAACAACAGTTGACAATCCTTATGATCCTTTAAACGACTTTACTAATTGGTTCAAGTATGACTCATTAATGGGTTACAATACTTGTGGTTATCTTGCTAAGTTTGCTAACACTTCTGAAATGTTTTCTGATTATGAAAACAAATTAGAAACAAGTCATGCGATTGATGAACTAATTCATATTAATCCACAATTGTATAAAGCGATTACTGATTAAGTAAAGATCTTAAGTACTTTAGTTGTTGCTTATTACTTGTTTAATAAACTTTATTGTTATTGCTATGAACATTGAGTCATTTAGTAATTAATAATTAATAATTGTTTGTTAAATGAGTGATAAGCAACTTTTTTATTTTATTGTTTTGTTAATAATTTCACAATCATGTATGAAGATTAAAATGAAATCAATCAAGTCTATTGTCTTTATGATTAATCAAAAGAATTCAAACACAGGCTGGCTCGCATGGTGACGCTATACGGGGGGGAGGGGTCGCAAAATCACCACCCCCTCTTGCAT